AGCCGCGACCACATTGGCTGGGCCTTCATGACCTGGCGCAATTGGAAACCGGAGCTATTCACCGACACCGGACGCCCTAAAATCGATGAAGGAATTTTGCAAGGAATCGGCACAATGGAGGCCGATACATTTGGACGGATTTTGGAACTACAAAAAGCTCTTGGTCAACTCAGTGACGGAGCCAATGCGTGGCTTAAGATGGTTACCAAAGCTGGTCGTATTCATCATACGTGCCAACTTGCCACGAACACAGGCCGTAACGCCCACAGCCGTCCTAACCTGGGTCAGACTTCCTCTGATCCTCGTTGCCGCGCTTTGTTTGGCCCTGGCGAAGATATGCGTCAGGTTGGTGCTGATGCTTCTGGACTTGAGCTGCGTATGCTTGGCCACTATCTTGCTTATTATGATGGGGGTTCCTTCGCAGATGTTGTTGTCAACGGAGACATTCATCAACAGAATGCTGACCGTGTTGGCTGTTCCCGAAAAGATGTCAAGACATTGATTTATGCGTTTATCTACGGCGCATCTGATCGGAAGATCGGAGTATCTTTGGATAAGTCCCTCGACGACAAGAAGGCTGCTGCTCTCGGCAAAGACATCCGCAAGAAGTTTCTTGAGGCTATTCCTGGTCTTGATCAACTTCTCAAAGCAGTCAACAAACGAGCAGAGTCCGATGTCATCAAGGCATTAGACGGCAGACCAATTCGTCTTCAAGGCAAAAAACACGCTGCCCTTAATTATCTCCTTCAATCCGCAGGGGCTATTGTTTGTAAGCGATGGAACGTCATTGCTTACGACTCCTTTCAAAAACTTGGATACAAGTGGGACATTGATTACCAATGGCTTGGCTGGATCCATGACGAAATACAGCTCGCTGTCCAACCGCACCTTGTCAATGACGCCAAATTCCAACTCGAATGGGCCATCGTCCAAGCAGGAGAGTACTACAACCTCAAGGTCCCCCTCGCCTCAGAAGCGAAGGAAGGAAGCTCCTGGGCTGAATGCCACTGATACCCACCTTCGTATTGATGCTGACTTCTTTGCCTATCGGGCATGTCAGGTCAATGAGGTGGAACTAGAATGGGGTGACGACCTGATCACCATTGCTTCCAACTTTAAGGAAGTGATTCGAGCCTTTTCCAGTGAGATCAATTCTCTCAAGAAACGGTTTGATACTGAGTACGTCACCCTGTACTTCTCAGACAGCAAGAACTTCCGTAAGGTTGTTGACCCTGACTACAAGGGCAAACGCACCAAACGCAAGCCAGTGGGCTACAAGCGTCTGCTGGAGTGGTGTAAAACTGAATACACAACCGTCCGTTATGCCAACGTGGAAGCGGACGACGCTCTGGGAATGGAGTGCCATCTGGACCCTAGTAACTTTGTTCTAGTAAGTCCAGACAAGGATATGAAGCAGATCTCCTGCCGCCTATTCAATGGCGAAGAGGAGTTCAACGTAACCCCAGAGGAGGCCGATTACTGGTTCTGGACACAATGCTTGACAGGTGACCCAGTTGACGGCTATAAAGGAGTTCCAGGGGTAGGTGCCATTGGTGCCAAGAAGATCCTGGACAAAGCCGAAGATCCGTGGGAGGCTATCGTGGCAGCCTACGAAAAAGCTGACTTGACCGAGGAAGACGCCATCCGCAACGCTCGTCTGGCACGAATCCTTCGTCCCGGAGAGTACAACTCAACTACGAAGGAACCTATTTTATGGACACCCTCATTTGGCTAGAGGTATCTCTAGTTCTGATTGTTCTCTACATTCTGGATCGAAACTTTTTCCACTATGTGGACCTACAGGTACAAAATCTCCGAGTTACCATCGCACTACAAATCCATCAAAGACTTCTTGGAGTCCGATTGTGGCTTGACCGAAAGTCCTTCACCCATAAAGGACCCGTGGGAAAATTCTGGGGATGGTACACACTCTGGAAAATCAGACACAACCCCGTCTACAAAGAGCTCTTCGAACACCGTGACCAAGTATGATCCTACCCACTACAAGCGTGGTCGTATCGAGGTTTGGGATTTTATTGTGGATCAGCAGCTGGACTATCTGGCTGGCAATTGTGTTAAGTACATTTGTCGTGCTGGCCATAAAAATTACGAATCAGAATTAGACGACTGGCTTAAGGTGAAGGCCTACGTTGACCGCAAGATCCAACAGCTTTCTCAATGATGTCACCAACGCTGCTCCAACAAGCCATCACCTTCCGCGAGGCGATGGAACAACCCATCGGCACCACCGACGAAAACGTACACGAGCTTCAGTTCTGTTTAATTGAAGAAGAGTTTTCAGAATTACGAGAGGAATATGAAATTGAACTTGAGGAAGGTACAAAAGAAGCCCAACTCAAAGAACTAGCAGATCTCGTATTCGTATGTTATCAATATGCCGCAGCTCGTGGCTGGGACCTGGACACGGCAATGCGTCGTGTCTTTGAATCCAACATGAGCAAACTGGTGGACGGGAAACCCCTCCGTCGAGCCGATGGCAAAGTACTTAAAGGACCCAACTATCAACCACCAATTCTTGACGACTTAGTATGACTGCCTTTGCTGACCTCGGGGACACCCCCAACATGATCGCCCGGACCGGTCGAGTACAGAACTGGATCGATAACCCGGAGTCCCGCCTGCCCGTCAGCTGTACCGTGTTTGTCGTGGAAGACAGCATGGAAGGCCCAGAAGGTATTGAAGCCTCCTGGAGGTTCGTCAGCCATGCCCTCCGTAATGGAGCTGGTGTTGCTGTTCACCTCTCGAAGCTGCGTGCCAGGGGCCACGAAAATGGCAAGGGGCTTACTGCTTCCGGCCCAGTCTCATTCGCCCGTATTTATTCTGCTCTCAATGAAACACTCAGACGAGGTGGAGTCTATAAAAACGGGGCTGTGGTGTGCCATCTTGATTATAATCATCCCGACATTCTTGAGTTCATTACAGCTTCTCGCGCAGATCTTGCGTGGGTAAAGCGGTGTGTCAATGTCGATGGAGACTTTCTTGCTAAAGCATCACCAGAGCTTATTGATGCGCTGCTCATTGGCATCAAAAAGGGGGACATCTGGCTAAACAAAATCCGCCACGATGTCAAGGGAAATCGTATTTATGGAAATGTCTGCCTCGAAGTTTATCTACCTAGTCGTGGCACTTGTCTTCTTCAGCACATCAATCTTGGTGCTTGCTCACTCAGCGATCTGACCCCAGCCTTCAGTGAAGGTATGTCCAGTCTAGTTGCTCTTCATGCAAAGACAGGTGTGGGTGACACTGGTGAGTATCTGCCTCCGGAAACGGATCGTCAGGTGGGTCTTGGTATCCTTGGCCTGGCTAACTTCTTGGCTCAAAACAAAGTCACTTACAAAGAGTTTGGCCTAGCCCTCGATGCTTACTTCAACCACCAACCAGACTACTCACCCGCCTACATACTTGTATCGGAGCTTGCGAAATCCATCGAAATCGCAGCCCAGATTGCAAGGGTTAACAAAATGGATAGGGCGTTTGCTATTGCCCCTACCGCTTCTTGTAGTTACAATAATGTTGACCTCCGGGGCTACACTACCGCTCCAGAGCTGGCTCCTCCTATCAGTCGCCACGTCGATCGTGATTCTGGAACATTTGGCGTTGACTCGTATGAGTACCCGCCGGACATCGAGATCGCGGCTGAAGTAGGTTGGGAAGATTACAAACGTGTTGCGGATGGCATTGTCCGTCTGTTCCAACATACTCTTCTCTTCCACGGATATTCCTTTAACAGTTGGAGTGATGTGGTTGTTTATAACCGTGAGTTCCTGAGGCAGTGGCTTTATTCGCCTCAAACGAGTCTTTACTACTCGCTCCAGGTTATGCCTGACACCCAGGCCAAAGACGATGCACTAGCAGCTCTGGATGAAGACTACCGTGATCTCTTCAACTTTGAGGAGGACACAGATCCTGACTGCGGCTGTCCACTACCAAAACCAGATACCAATGAACCTTGTATTCCTTGCGGAGAATGAACGCCACCCTGTCCCCCTACGATCAAGTCATCAGCCGCAAACGCAAGTGGACCCCTGTAGCCGTACAGAAAGGAAAGCTTGCTGATGGAGCAGAAGAGTCCATCTACCGCGCCCTCGGTCTACGTCACCTCGAACTTCCAGTCCGGGAGTTCCTTCAGCAAGGCCTCGATAAGGAGCTTCCTAATACTCCTGGTGTACGCGACGCTCTGCTGTCTAATCAACTGGACGAGGAACGCCACGACCAGGCTCTCAACTATGTTGTTGATGCTCACGGTTCCGACGCTAAAGCTGAAGCTGAAGCCAAGCACATTCTCAAAGCCTGGCTATCTGCTCCAGAGCATCCAATCCTTAAGGCCGCAATCCTCGAACGCAGTGTCTTCTTCGTCATCCTTCCCTTCTTCCGTTTCAACGGAGACATCGGCATCAGAACCACAGCAGCCGACATCAGTCGAGACGAACAAACCCACGTCGCCATCCACTCGATGGTCTGCTCCGAGCTTGGCCTCAAGTCCACACCGAGCCTCAATCGACTACGCAGAGCGACTGTGGGATGGGTAGTAGATGGGCTAGGATCCTCCAGCAATAAGTATCTGGACAAAGACTTCTGGCTCAATCAATCCGACTCCCTCTATGAACGAGGGAAAGCCCCTGGCTTGAAGGATACCCAACGAGCTAGGATGCCCGCCTTCTTTGAGGCGGCAAACACCGATCTTCCACAGTATGGCTAGTCCATTCCTAGATGACGAGGAAATCCCCCTGACCCGTGTGGTTGGGGGGAATGTTTCTTTGTCTAAACTAATTGAAGAACTTGAGGAAATGTACCCGGACATTTATCCGGATTATACTATTTCCGAACGGCAAATGGCTTATCATGCTGGTGCCGTAGCAATCATTCGTTATCTTAAATCAAAGGTCTTGTAATCATGTGTTCTGCGCCTTCGCCGCCTCCCATGCCCGCACCTCCTGCGGCACCGCCTTCTCCACCTCCGGCACCACCGCCGCCGGTTTCGGTCATTGGTCAGCCCGCTAAGGTTTCGTCGCCTGCTGGTCAACGTGCTGCTCGTAGGCGTGCTGCTGCTGGTCCTAGTCAACTGGCCATTCGTCCTGTTGGCGTAACTGGTGGTGCTGCGGCTACTGGAGCAACCCCTTCGTCGCCTTCTCCTACGGGCGTCAATCTTAACATTGGTAAGTAATTATGGAAACTTCGTCTGCCGCTTCTCGCTACGCTAAACTAGCAAGTGACCGGACGATCTTCCTCGATACCGCCAGGGACTGTGCTGCTCTTAGCCTTCCGTATATTCTCACCCCGACGGGCGTGGTAAACGGACAGAAGCTGCCTACCCCCTGGCAATCTATCGGAGCCAAAGGCGTTAACGTCATGGCCTCGAAGCTGATGCTGAGTTTGTTCCCAGTGAACACAACTTTCTTCAAGCTTCAGATCAACGACGGAAAGCTGGCCTCGGACCCCAATCTTGATGCTACGATCAAATCAGAGATTGACTTGAGCCTGTCCAAAATGGAACGGGTTGTCATGCAACACATTGCCGAATCACAGGATCGTGTGATCCTTCACCAGGCAATGAAGCATCTGATTGTAACCGGGAATGTCCTGGTCTACATGGGTTCGAAGGGTGTGAAGCTGTATCCTCTTGACCGTTTTGTGGTCGTCCGTGATGGAGAGGGTCAGCCCACAGAGATCATTACGGTTGAATCAATTGATCGACAGTTCCTTCCCGAACAATTTCAAATTTCAAAAACCACCGTTAACCATACCGGTGATAACACCGTAACCCCTGATGTCGATGTGACTGTGGGTGATGGTGAAGCTGCTGTTTATACTTGGGCTAAACTCAAGGATGGACAGTGGCGCTGGAGACAAGAAGTTGATGGTGAGATTGTTCCTGATTCTGAGGGCAAAGCTCCTAAAAATACCACTCCTTGGCTTCCCCTCCGTTTTAATGTGGTAGACGGTGAAGATTATGGCCGTGGACGCATTGAAGAATACCTTGGTGATCTGAAGTCCCTTGAGGGTCTGATGCAAGCCATGGTCGAAGGCTCTGCGGCTGCCGCTAAGGTCGTGTTTCTTGTTAACCCGTCAGCCACGGTTAAACCTAGTACCTTGGCAAAGGCTGGTAATGGTGCTATCATTCAGGGGCGTCCTGAGGATGTAACCGCAGTTCAAGTTCAAAAGCAGGCTGACTTTGCGTCTGCCTTCCAAATGATTACTCAATTGGTTCAACGGTTGAGTGAGGCTTTCTTGATTTTAACGGTGCGTCAATCAGAACGTACCACAGCTGAAGAGATTCGTGCTACCCAGCAAGAACTCAACGAACAGCTTGGTGGTATTTACGGCAACCTAACCTCAGAGCTGCTACGTCCTTATCTTCAACGCAAACTGTTTATCCTTCAACGTTCCGGTGATCTGCCTAAGCTTCCCAAGGGCGTTGTATTCCCCACCGTCATTGCTGGCATCGAAGGCATTGGCCGGGGTCAGGACCGTGAATCTCTCATGATGTTCTTGACCACCATCAGCCAAGCCATGGGTCCAGAAATGATGATGACCTTTATCAATGCTGAAGAAGCTATCAAGCGATTGGCAGCTGCTCAAGGTATTGATACACTTAAATTGGTTAAGACGGTTGACGAACGTAATGCTGACAGATCTCAAATGATGTCGCAGAACGCTCAGGCTTCTCTGATTAACCAGGCAGGTAATCTTGCCAAGGCTCCAATTCTGGATCCTACCAAGAACCCTGAAGCCCTAGATTCGATTCGTAATGCCGCAACCAACTTCTCCCAATTCAGCCAAAACCCAACAACCCTCCCAACCCAACAACCTCCTCAATAATGAAGAGGCACCTGCTGCGGTTGTAACAGAGTTGTCTACTCGTCGTAAGTCCGCTGGTCGTCCTGCTGTTAGTTCTGATTCTGTCAGTGCTAATTCCATCGGCTCTGGCAGTCGAGTGGTTGTTCCTGGTCTTGGTAAAGTTAAACTCGTTATCCACTAATCACCACCATGCCTGAACTCACATTTGATGCCACCGATCCGGTGGAGACCGAAGCCCGTGAAGCTGAAGAGGCTCGCCTTCTTGAGTTGGGTAGTAAGCTCCAGGCCGAAGAGGAGGCCATTCAACAAGAGACCTACGACAAAGCCCGTAAGGATTCTGAGGCAGAACTTAATTACGCTGGCAAGTTTAAGTCAGCCGAAGATTTGGAAAAGGCTTATCTGGAACTCCAGAAAAAGCTTGGCCAAAAGGATGAAACCGAAGAGGCAGAGTCAGGGGAAGAGTCGGAGGCAGAGTCAACAGAAGATGCTGCTGAGGAACCCGCTGATGAATTGGCTTCTGAAAAGGATGCGATTCAAAAAGCATCCGAAGAATACTATGCCAACAATAACCAGCTCAAGCCTGAGACCCTCCAGAAGCTCAAGGAACTGCCTTCCGAAAAGCTAATTGAGGCCTACATCGAACTTCAAAAGAACGCGCCTCCTGTGGCCGCACAGCCGCTTTCTGATGCCGATGCTCAGGACATTGTAAAGGCCGTTGGCGGAACAGAATCGTACAACCAAACACTGGCCTGGGCTGCTGAAAATCTTTCGCCTGCCGAAGTGGCTGCTTACGATAATGTCGTAAACAGTGGTAACAAAGATGCCATCTTCTTTGCTGTTCAGGCTCTTAACCAACGGTACAAAGATGCTGTTGGATTTGAGGGTAATCAGGTTTCTGGCAAGGCTGTGAAGAACACCGTCAAAGGTTTCCGTTCACAAGCCGAACTTGCCAGGGCTATCAACGATCCACGGTATCGAACAGATCCTGCGTATCGTTTGGACGTGGAAACCAAGCTGGAAGCCTCTGGCGATCTGCTTTAATTTACTGCCCGCGTCCGTGGCTTCGTAACGGCGAATGTCCACTGGACGGGATTCCGAGTGGATGGTGAACCGTTGCCGCTGCTTGTCTAGCGCGGCGGACGCTATGATCTAATGGTAAGATGCCCTTATGAGGGGCAATGTGGGTTCGACCCCCACTAGCGTTCATTGAGGATGGGACAACCTCGTTAAAAACCCAGTCATGACTGGAGTATTGGCCCGGTGCGCCGGATACCCAATACAAAGGACGTATTGCCTAACAACCGAATATCTCAAATCCGGATAAAAACCAAGTACTTGGGAAACTGATAAATTTCACTTTCCTAAATCAATGACTGCAACTGTAACTCAACTCGGCCAGATTAATAAGGCTGGCGACAAGAAGGCTTTGTACCTCAAGCTGTTTACCGGCGAAGTGTACGAAGCTTTCCGTAACTCCACCATCGCTAAGGGTCTGGTCATGAACCGCACCCTCCGTGGCGGTAAGGAGGCCCAATTCATTCACACCGGTCGCATTCAGGCTGGTTACCACGTCCCTGGCAACGCTATCCTGGGCTCGGGTAATCCTCCTGCTGCTGAGACCACCATCGCAATGGACGACCTGCTGGTTGCCTCCGCGTTCGTCGATAACCTCGACGAGACCCTGGCCCAGTATGACATCCGTGGCCCCATCGCTCGTCAGATCGGCCAAGCCCTGGCTGAGTTCTATGATCGTCGGATCTTCCGCGTTCTGGACCGTGCCTCCGGCCTGACCGCTGCCGTGACCGGTGAGCCTGGTGGTTTCCAAGTGAACCTGGGTGCTGGTAATGAGTATGATGCTCAAGCCCTCGTTGACGGTTTCTTCGAAGCTGCTGCTCGTCTCGATGAGGTGGCTGCTCCTAAGGACGGTCGCGTGGCTGTGCTGAGCCCCCGCCAGTACTATGCCCTGATCAGCCAGGTGGACACCAACATCCTGAACCGCGACTATGGCAACAGCCAGGGTTCGCTGAACAGCGGTGAGGGTCTCTATGAGATCGCTGGCATCAAGATCTACAAGTCGAACAACATCCCCTTCCTGGGCAAGTATGGTTCGCCTGCTGGTCTGGCCATCGACGCTGCTGCTGTGACCGGTGAAAACAACAACTACGGTGTTGCTTCGAACTTCACCAACTCCTGCGGTCTGATCTTCCACCGTGACGCTGCTGGCGTTGTGGAAGCCATCGGTCCTTCGGTTCAGACCACCGGTGCTGACACCAAGGTGATCTACCAAGGTGACGTGATCGTGGGCCGTCTGGCTTACGGTGCTGGTGCTGTCCGCGTTTCCGTGGCTGGCGCTTTCCGTAACGTCTGATGACGAACTTCTAATTTGATTTAAATTAGAACTTGGTTAGGAGGTGGGTTATTAAAGCCTGCCTCCTTTCCCTTTAATAACAATCCTGCCTGTTAAAGGATAGAAATGACAACTAGACTTCAAGCTATCAACCAAATGTTGAGTGGCATCGGGCAGGCTCCAGTGGTCAGCCTTGATGTTGCCAACCCAGAACTTGCGTTGGCCCTGGACATTCTTGAATCCGTCAACCGCGAGGTTCAGGGTGAAGGCTGGCATTTTAATACTGAGATTAATTATCCGTTTACCCCGGATGTCAATGGACAGATTCTTGTGCCTCAAGATGTTCTGTCAATTTCAGACAACAAAATTTCCAACGTTCAGAAGTACCAGACCGTACTTCGCAACGGTAAACTTTACGACAAGATCAATCATACCTACACCTTTCCCACTGGATCTCCTATCAAGTGTGATGTAGTGTGGCTCTTTGATTTTGAAGACATTCCACAGCCCTTTAAGGACTACATTACCCAACGAGCAGGACGTGTCTTTGCTGGACGTGCCCTTGGGTCTACCGAAATGGTTAACTTTAACGCCCAAGACGAAGGCATCCTGCGTGCCAACTGTCTGGCCTACGATACCAACACCTCTGAGGTTAACATCTTTGGGTTGGAAACTGGTCAGAATTTCTACGTGTCCTATACCCCGTTCCGTACCATTGCTCGCTGATGGCCGCTATTTCTCAGAAAATCCCTAGCCTTGTTGGTGGGGTCTCACAGCAGCCGGATTCTCTGAAGCTGCCTAATCAGCTGCGTGAGTGCATCAATTACTATCCAGACCCCACCTTTGGTCTTGCCAAACGGCCAGGACTTAAAGTGATTAGCAAACTTAATAACAGTCTTGCTGATGGTGTATGGTTTACGGCTTTTCGTGATGATGAAGAGCGATACATTATTGAATTTGCAAAGAATGGTACGTTAAGGATTTGGGATGCGGAAAGTGGAGTACAGCAAACTGTTAATACTCCAGCAGCTTCTGCAACCACCTACGCAACTCATACCAATCCGTATGATTTGTCTGTGCTTCAAATTAACGATTACATCTTTGTTCTCAATAGAACAGTAACCGTTAAGGAACAGACTTCCACCTCGGCTGCCATTACACCTTACGGCTACGTCCTTATCAATGCTGTTGGTTATAATACAACCTACAGTGTTACGCTCAATACGACCACCTACAGCTACAACACTCCTGCCACCTCAGCAACTGCCCTAAATCTTAATGACATTACGGGTGGACTGGTCACGGCTATCAATGGTGGTGGTGTCTGGACAGCTACAGCCGTAGGTAACTCGGTACATATTATCAAGAACGATAATGCTGACTTTAGCATTAAAGCTTCTGGCGGTACGGCAGGTAATGCAATTGAAGCCTACAAAGGTACTGTCAGTTCTATTGCTGAACTTCCTCGGCAGTTTCTTGACGGTAAAGTAATTCAAATCTTAGCCGCTGCTGATTCTAGTGGTGATGATTATTACGTTAAATTTAAAACCAGTGATGGCGGTTCCAGCGGTGCTGGTGTTTGGGAAGAAACAGTAGGTCCTGGCGTACCAGAGGGCCTTGATGCTGCCACAATGCCTCACGCGATTATTCGTGAAGCCAATGGAACTTTCACCTATCGTCAATTGGGTGAAGCCGAAGCGAGTGCGATTACCCCAACGGCAAACGTAACCGGTGTTCCCACTTCAGTATCCATTACGACATCCGATAAGGGGCGCTACTCGGTTGGCCAAAGCTTTCCTGTTTATGGAGGCACAGGCCTTAACTTGCGTTTGCGAGTTACTGCGGTGCGTACTGACAATGTAATTACTAACTACACGTACAGTGGAGCATCCGTTAATTACATTGAAAAGAGTATTTATCCGGATAACTCCGTGGTGGTTACTTGGTATCTCAATAATGTGGTTCAACGAATCACATCAAATGACGATCCAATCACCATCAATAACTTGACAGTCTCCCTGTTTGGTTCCTATACTCCGGTAGCAACCGCACCAGGAGCTGTGGTGACACAACGGGCTGGCGTCACAACAGATGCGGAATATCCTGGCCGTATTGATGGTATTCAGATTAGCCGCTCTGGACGTGGGTACACAGCCACAAACGTGGTTACCAGCGAACAAGGTGACACCTTTACGATTAATACTGTAGCAACAGTTACCCAACAGATTGATGCTTGGGCTGATAACTGGTGGCAAGATCGTAAGGTTGGGACGTTAGATACTAATCCACCTCCTACCTTTGTAAGCCGTAAGATTACTGGCATGTCGTTCTTTAAGAACAGGCTAGTATTGATGGCCGGGGAAAACGTCATCTGCTCACAGGCTGGCAGTTACTTTGATTTCTATGCGTCAACAGTCATAGCTTCTATTGATAGTGATCCTATTGATATTAGTTGTGGTTCGCTTAAACCAATTGAGATTCGTTATGCCATTCAAATGCCCCGTGGCTTGGCTTTGTTTGCTGATAACGCTCAGTACGTTTTAGAAACCACAACGGATGCTTTCTCCGCAGCCACGGCTGAAATTAATTTGCTTGGAGCTTACAATCAAGATCCTAAGATTCAACCCGTTGATGTGGGTGATTCTATTATCTTTACTGAGCAAAGCGATACAGCCACTGGAGTCTTTGAATTATTGATTCCCGAGCAAGGACTCGGCAAACCTCGTGTTGCTGAGCTTACTCGAATCATTCCTTCGTACTTACCTTCTGACATATTGGAGTTGAAGGCATCGTCCTCGGCTTCAACCTTTGTTTTGCGTAGTGCCCGTGATCTAAAGACGCTCTATTTCTTTAGGTTTTTTAATAGTGGCAACGATAGACAGATGGCTTCATGGTTTAAGTGGATCGCTCCTGGCGAAGTGGATGTTATCGATTTTGACCATGATAGGTTGTTTATCGTTTATACTACCGACTCTGGATCAAAGATTCTTACGCACGTAAACCTCCTTACCGACAGCCCTGGTGGCGCTTTATTCTTTGAGGATCGTTTTGTAGATCTTCGGTTGGATTGTTTTACTTATAACCCCACTTTGGTCTATGACTCTGGTACTGATACGACTAGGGTTTGCTTTAAAGAGGGAACCGAGGATGGACTGCTTCAACCATGTTTGGTCAGTTTAGATCCACTTGAACCAGGCGTAGTTCAATACCTCACACAGGAGTTTGACAATACAGCTCTAGCAGGTCAAAAGTACTACGTTGAAATTGATGGAGATCAAACCTCTAAACCGTTTGGTCTGGGCTATCAATACATTGCGTCTGCTACACTGCCTGCGTTCTATGTGTTTCAACGAGAGGACCGTAAGGATACTCTTAATATTCCCAGAGTCAATCGGATGTCTATTGACAGCTATGAGTCTGGTCCTTTTGAAGTGACCGTTAAGGCACAGGGTAGGAACGCTTATACATCGGTTGTATCTCAAACCCCCGCCAACTCCTATCCAGCCAATACCCTGCCAATGCTTAGGAATGCTCAAAACAAGATTCCGGTTATGGCCAAAGGAACCGAAGTTGAGATAGACTTGTTGGCATCCACTCCATTTCCTTCTTCCCTTACCTCAATCACCTGGGAAGGCACCTACAACAACAAAGGAATCCGCTCACTATGAATCCTCTGATCCGCCCAGCAACAATTGATGATGCCCTTGAGGTGGCACAGCATTTACAAGAAGCGGATCGGCAAGAAGTGTTAGGGACGGGTCATGATCCAATCGTGGCCCTTCCTTATTCCATCGCTGTATCAGAGGCCCCTGTGACATTTGTCAGTCCTGAGGGCCAAGTGGCTGGCGTTGCTGGGGTATCCAGAACAGATGCCCTTAGCGGTGGTATTTGGCTTCTCACCACTGATGTTGTTAAGCAATATCCAAAGCTCTTTTTAAAAGGAGCCAAGGAATGGGTTGCTAAACAAAATCATTTTGAGATGCTTCATAACATCGCTGATCCACGCAACACCTCTCACCTTAAACTTCTCAAGATTCTTGGTTTCAAGAGATTGGGATATGTGTCTGTTGGACCTAACAGGCTGACCTACGTTGAGTTTGCAAAACTAACATCATGTGCTTACCCGCAGCAGTAATCGGGGTTATCACAGCAGTCACCTCGGTCGTAGGTTCGATTGCTGCGTATTCCCAACAACAACAAGAAGTTGCCTATCGTAATTCCGTTGCTCAGGCTCAGTATCAAAATCAACTGATTGCCTATGATCGGTCGATTAAGGCAACCCAAGAACAGTATCGATTAAATACCGAAGCAGCTAACCGAGGATACATTTCGGAACAGAACAAGCTTCGTGCTGAATATCAGAAGTTTACGCAAGAGCAACAACAGCTTTTGGTGTCATCTCTTCAAACCCAAGGAACCGTACTATCGTCTGGTAGGGCTGGTCAATCCATTGGTCTACTTGCGGCTGATGCTGAAAGACAGTATGGTAGAGACCTAGCGACACTAGGTTTGAACCTTGCCTATTCTCAACAAGACTTCTTTACTGCGACTGAGGGAATCTATAATCAAGCTCAGAGCGCCAACAATGCGGCAGCAGCCAACCAAATGCTTGAACCTATGGCTCCGATAATGGAACAGGGTCCAAGTGCGTTAGGGTTGGTGTCTGGTATTGCTGGTGGAGTGATGGGCGGCTATAGTGCGTATCAAGGCCTACGAGCGCCATCGGCTGGAGGAGGAGGAGGAAGTTCACCCTATTCTCCAACGCCAATTCCTGGAGGCAGTTGGTCAGGAAGTTCTTCATTCAATCCATCACCATCTTTCCCGTCATCTACGCCTCGAATTAGTGGTACTATGGAATATCCGTCTTTCTCTCCGCTTCCTGCGGCTTCCCGTGTGAGGTAATCAATGGCCCGAATTTATGAATCACGCGGACCGCAGGTTGCTCTTCAAGGACCACGGGAAAGTGCTGGATTTCAACCGGTTCAAGCGTTTGACCCGTCTCGTCAGATTCTCAATCAAGCAGATCGTCAGCTGGCTCAGGCAGCACAGGTGGGCGAAAACATGTTGCGTAATTCTGCGAGGGACCTAGAAGCGTTAACGCAATTTTCTGACACTCTTAATAAATTTCTGTTTGATCAAGCAGAACGAAAAAATAAGCAAGACCTTGAGCTAGGTATTGCAGAAGTTCTAAATGGTGATCGTGTTGTCAAACCCGATACCTTTCAACAATTTAGGCAAGCCGAACAGGTTCTTGGAACCAAAGCACTGGCAGATGCGTCTCTCAGTGATTCGGTAGCTCAAATCTCTCCAGCTATTGGAGAACAGGCTCGTGCTGATAGTCCCGCTATTAGTGGGTGGAGGGCCTATGGGCAGGCCATTGGTCGGGCTAAAAAAGCAGCCTCCGTAAGTCAGATGATGATGTCTGAATTTATGGAAAGCGATCAACCAGTGGTGCCAATTCCCAATCCAGATGGCACAGCCCGTCTGATGGCCCCAAGGGATGCTAGAAGTCCTGCTGAAATCATGGCCGCATTTTCGGTTGGTCAGCAGCTCTTTATCCAAGAGTCTGGATTGTCTGGTATCAATCCTGTTATTATTGCTGAACATCTTACTCCAACAATGCTTGGGGTTAAGCAAGGCATTGTCAGTAATAAGATTGCGGCTGCCCGTAAGGCGATGCAACAGGAGGAGATTGAACAGATTCAGGAATTTATTGGTTCTGAGGTTCTTACCCTGGATCCTAATGATCCTAATTTGATTCAAACGTTCTGGCAAAGCACTACCCGTGATCTTCAAATCAATGGTAGGATGAGCAGGGCTGAAGCCAATACTACTGTTGTTGAATCGTTTATTGAGCACGCCAAGGCCCTTGGTCGGACGGATCTGCTGGAGGCTCTTGCTAACACTCCGCTCATTGCCGACCAACCAAATGGTCCCCGCGTCGGTGATCGCTTCCGTCCGCAATTCGAAGCCGCAGCCCGTGGGGTGGAGCAGTACAATGATTACATAGAAGGTAAAAAGGAGAAGGAACAGGATGATATGGTGGACGATCTGCTATCCGCCCATACCCTGCTTCTTACCCAACCTGGCGTTAGTCCCTCACAAATTCAAACCAGTTGGGCTAGTACAACCAGTGAATTGCGGAAGCTTGCCGGTGCTGGCAGTAGAAAAGCGGCTAATGAGCTATTGGCAATGGAGCAAGAGGGTGAATCCTATAACCCCCTGCTTGCGTCTGATTTGGCCCGTGATATTGCCGCTGGTCGTTATCCATCTCCAGAAAGTATTGACGAATTAGTACGACTAAGGCGCATAAAACCCGCCGAAGGTGCGGATCTTAAAAATCGTATTCCTAGTTCTGCTGCTATTGCTAAAACTAAAGCTCTGGAACCGGAAATCAAAAAAGCGGTTCAAGGTGTTTTTAACAATGCCCTTATAGAGCAAGGTGTAAGTTCTGCTGATGTTCAAGTTACAGCTTCTGGCACAGCATTTGTTCAAGGACAGATGGCTGATGAACTATCGGAACTGGCTCAAACCTATATTGAACAAAATCCTCAGGCATCTCCTGCGGAGGTTCGTGACTTTTTGCGGACCAGAGCCTCTGCTCTTATCCAGCAGCCACGCTTTCGTCCTATGGTGGAAGGTGGTGCAGTAAGATTTAAGCAGTCGCTTTCCAACAACCCAAAAGTCCAGAAGTTCCTTAACCCCGTCACCGGGCGTTCCACAAGAGACTTCAGTACCGCCACTCCTGCTCAAGTACAGTCTTCACGGCCTGTATCGAAAACGGATTGGCTGATCAGCTCTCAAGAACTTGCTCAAAACACTCAGAACTATCTGAATGGACAGCAACCCACTCCAAGGGTCAAGGCACTCATGACTGCCACCGGAAAGAGTTGGGACGCGTTCTTGAGGGACCAATCTCAAGCATATGGTATTCCCTTTACGCAACTATCCCAGTCCCAAGCGGCTCAGGCTGCTCAACAGCGTCGGGCTCTTGCCCCTGCTGCTGCTGCCATCCTGGTCAACCCAAACGCTACTGCGACCCAACGCATTAGAGCCTGGAATGACATTACCGCAGCCCGCCAACGTCAAGCCCGCCAAACCAGCGGGAAAAACGATGGCCCCGCTCCTGGATCAGTTCCTGGTGGCGCTTTGGGGCCTGAACAGTTGGTTGACCTTGCCCTTCAATCAGGCTTTAGTCCTGAGTTAGCTCCAATCATGGCAGCAATTGCTATGGCTGAGTCGGGCGGTCGTACCAACGCTCATAATCCAAACCGCAGCACAGGTGACAATTCCTATGGCCTTTGGCAGATCAATATGATTGATAACCTTGGTCAGGAACGTCGCAGGCAGTTCGGTCTAAAACGTGATGAGGATCTTTGGGATCCAGCCACAAACGTTCGAGCAGCAAAACAGGTCCACGCATCGCAAGGACTTGGAGCTTGGACAGTTTATAAAACTGGCGCCTATCGTCAGTATCTACCGGAAACTAAGAGGGCGCTTGCCAATCTTCGTCGTTCCCGGTAACAGCAAGAAAACCAACTGTGGGAGGTTCGATGCGTCGGGCCTCTTTTCTTGTATCCATCAACCCTTATCCCTGCGGGGACCACATCGACAACAATGACAACAAGTTGGAGAGAGTTTGGCAGTAGCCAGCGTCAGGGGGTCGAGGATCCTCTTGAAAGAAATAAAAAAGATGAAGAGGAACGTAGACGGCAGCAAGCGGAACAACAACGCAGGCAAGCCGAGGAGCTTAAGAAAAAGCAACAAGAAGAAGCTGCTCGTACACGGAACCCTCTAGCCTCAATTCAAGAAGCACTAGGTCAGGATGCTGCCCGTCCTCTTCTTCAAGGAATTGATAGAACGTTTGGCACCAACCTAGATCAGATTCGAGAACAAAACATTGAACGTGCTGGTGGCCGTGAAGCCATCAAGCAACGCCAACAACAGGTTACAGAAGGATTTCAGCGGGAAGCTGATAAAGGAGCTAACATCGTTGGTTCTGAAGCCATCCGTGCTGTTGTTCGTACTCCTGTCAATCTTCTTGAAGGGGTTCTCAATACTGGTGAGCTGATCAAAGATACTGTTTCGGCTCCATTCCAAAAAGATCCAAAGAAGAATCCATTTGATCGTAGGTATGTTCAAGCAGCCTATGACTTTAAGGTTGAGGGTCCTAAGACTCCAGTAGGTAAACTTGCTGAAGGATTGCTGACGTTTGGCGTTGGCATGAAACTAGCAGCTAGTCGGCTTCCCAAGGGTGCCGTTGGCCTTGGAACAGGTGGAAAGGGACTCAAGGGGGCGATTGCTTCCGGTATTGTCCCTGGTGCTCTGGCCGATTTTATGCTGGCAAAGCCTGGCGATGGCAATCTGAGTAACCTTGTTCAGGATCTAGTTCCAGAGGAATATCGGGACACCTTCTTGTTTGCTCTGGCTACCGATAAGGATGATGACCCCTGGACAGCGCGTCTAAAGACCGTTCTGGAGGGTGCTGGTACTGGTGCTGCTGTTGATACCCTCATCTATCTTAAGTGGGGTAGGAACGCCACACAGAGGGCTCTCAAGGCCGGTAAATCACAGGCTCAGGCCGTTTCCGAAGGCCTTAAAGCTGCGGATGCCAAACGGGTAGAACTGGAAAAAGCTCTTCCCAAAAAGATTGAACAGGAAGGTATTCGTTGGTCTGATGCCCAGCAAAAGGAAACCGAACGGCTTCTGGAACGGGAAAACTTCTTAATCAATGAAGAAGCAAATCTTCGTAATGCTGGTCTGGATGATTCAGATCCAAATCTTCAACGAGTAATCCAAGAGCTGGAAGAAGTTCGCCTTAACCAGTCGCAACTGGATTCCGAGATTGTTCGGGGTTATGATCCAGAAGATATTACCTTGGCTCCACAGGAACGCTCTGCCACTGTGGATACCACTGATGTTAACCGTGTTGTTGCTCAACAATTGGAGTTAGAACGTGGACCCATTCCAGATTCTGCGAGAGTTCCTGATGTTCCTTCAACATTTAGGACTAATCAGGCTGCTCTTGGTGGTTCTGATCATATACTTACTGATGCTGCTTATCGCATCCTGAATCTGGATGATGAGGTGGAGAACTTTGTTCGTCAAACCACCCGTCGTACTGATCTTCAGACCCTGGCTAAAAGTCTCGGTAGATCCACAGATAGCATCGTCGCAGATGCTGCTAGGATCGTTCAGGAGGTGCGTGACGCCAGCCGTCAATGGAATGACCCTACCGATAACATTGCGGACCTTCTGAAGCGTTCAGGGGCCATGATGGAGGTGCGTGGTGCTACCGATGGAACCTCCGGGGACATCCTTACTCGTGAGGGTGTTGTAGCTCTTAAGGCTCTGATTACTGATACCAGCAATCAAATCTTCGACCTTGCCTTAAACGCTGATAAAGCCCTTGAGGCTCGCATGGTTGGAGGTAATCAATTTGATCGGATGGTTGATCGGCTTGTGACAATGCTCGGTCTCCATAAACAAGCTGCTGTGTTCCACGGTGGTGGTCTTCAGGCCTTTGGTCTTGACCTTATGGGTGGTATCCACGTTCGTGGTGATGCTGCCGATGACAGTGTTGAACTAACCATGCGTCAAGCTCGTGAGTGGGCTGCCAAGGTTAAGGAACTTAAGCGTATTGGCGATCCAGAAGCTCAAGATCAACTGGAGAAACTGGTAAGGGCTATGGCTCTTGCTGGTGGTAATCCTACAAAAGCAGTCAACTTCACCTACATTGCAGCCAAGCTCGGTGTAGATGAATTGATGAATGGAATGTATAACTCCATTCTTTCTGGACCCATCACGCATCTTCGTAACGTCATTGGTAACAGTTACGCACTTCTTGAGCGTCCTACGTCCATCATGTTGAGAGGTTTTCTCAATAATGATGAAACGCTGCGCCGTTCGGCGGTGGCGGGGTATCATGGCATTGTGAGTAGTGTTCAAGAAGCGTGGCGGGTTGGTTGGACCTCCATGAAAACTGGAGATTCCGTTAATCTAAATGCCAAGTTTGTTATCGAAGATGCTCAAGCCCTTGCTGGTATTGAGCGCCTTAAGATGGCAGCTAAACCTGGTAGCAACGAAGAACGTGCTGCGGGTTTTGTGGAAGCCCTCTATCGGTTTACCCACAACCCTATTATTAGTCTGCCCAGTCGCATGATGATTGGTGCTGATGACTTCTTCAAAACCTTGACTGCTCGTCAGAAGGTTCAGACAGATGCCATGTATAAGGCGATGTCTGAAGCCCAAAGCGCCGATGATGTTGATGGATTGTTCCAATCCTACATGAAGGAATTTAGCAAGAAGATTGATCCGACAACGGGTCGCATTCTTGATCCAACTCTTCTTGAGTATGCTGAGCGTGCCACCTTTCAGCAAGATCCTGGTTCACAGGTTAATGCTATGGCCAATTTTCTCAATAGCATTCCATACGGTATTGGACGCATCTTTGTCCCGTTTGTCCGTACTCCGGCTAACATTCTCGCTTATGCTGGACAACACACACCAGGTCTTGCTCGATTCCTCACTCAATTTAAAGAGGCCGAGCGTGTCGGTGATGAACTTTTACTAGCAGAACTTAAGGGTCGAGAAGCTATTGGGTCAATGACCGTGGCTATTGCCGGTATGGCAGCAATGAATGGATTGATCACGGGCAACGGTCCTGTAGATCCGCAAGAACGCACAATCTGGCTCCAAACCCATCGTCCTATGTCCATTAAAATTGGTGATGCTTGGGTGTCATATCAGCCAATTGAACCGTTAAGTACTCTTATGGCAACCATTGCTGACATTGCAATGCTGGCTAATATGGGCGCTGCTGATGCGGCTGAACGTCTTGCTGGTCAAACTGGCTATGCCATAGCTGCTGCTGTTACGGAAAAGAGTTACCTTGCTGGTCTGGCCAGTATTGCTGAAATTCTTGACCCACAAAATATGACGGCAGACGGTGCGGCGCGAGGGCTACTTAGTACTGTCAATAATTTCTTCCCATATGCTGGTGCTAGGCGTGGTCTTGCCAACGCTCTGGATCCATATATAAAGGAAGTTGACGGAGAACTTAAGCGTGCTCTTAATGCTGCCCTTCCTGGATACAAACTGCTTGGCCCTACAAAGGTCGATTTCCTTACGGGAAAGGATGTTGAGTCTTCCGCTGGTGGTCTTTACAATGCCATTAGTCCGATCCGTTATGCAAAAATGGGCGAAGACCCTGTAAAGGATATGCTGGTTAACATCAACTACGAACTCAAGGATGTGGTTAAGACCGGTCCTATGGGGGTTGAGTTGACCGGTGAGCAACGGAGAATCCTATCGCAGGAGATGTATCGTAATGGCGTCCGACAACGTTTGGAACGCCTTATCAAGCAGGACTGGTTTAAGGAGGATGTGGCTAACTGGAAAGCCCGTGGTCTTAATTTCTCCACAGAAGATAACCGCCCCCGCCATTATCAAGCTGTTCAGCGGATTATCACTCAATCCAAAGAGTCCGCATTCCGCACAATGCAAGCCAAAGATCCTGGATTTGCCGAGATGGTCCGTAAAGCTCGCCAAGAGCAGGTCAAGTCGCGGCGAGGCATTTACACCGAAGTTAATGATTTGACCAATTACCCTAACTGACAATGGCTGTCGTTCAAAACACTTATACAGGGGATGGGACTACGGTTCTCTATTCCCTGTCTTTTCCTTATCTTGATGAGGCCGATGTTAAGGTATCGGTCAACAATGTAGTTGTTACCAATTACATCTTTGCTACTGCTTCCTCTATTCAGTTTCTGGCTGCCCCTGGTGCGGGTACGAGCATTCGTATCTATCGGGAAACAGATATTGATGATCAGGCCGCTACGATTTTCCCCGGCTCTGCCATTAAGGCACAAGATCTGAATGAGAACTTCACTCAGACGCTCTATGCGGTTCAGGAGTCCAACTTTGAAGCAGATTCGGCTACCACAACGGCCAACACCGCTTTAACCAACTCCAACACGGCAATCAGCACCGCCAACTCGGCAGTGTCTACGGCCAATACGGCACTTAGCGCGGCTAATGCTGCGGTGGTGACGGCCAATACGGCTGAGACCAACTCTCTCGCAGCAATTAGCACTGCCAACACTGCCAGTGGTAATGCTTCAGCTGCTGTAAGTACGGCTAATGCTGCCTCTGCTGCGGCTGCCTCTGCGGTCTCTACCGCCAACAGTGCTGTCAGTACTGCTAACAGTGCCGTTAGTACGGCCAACTCGGCTGTCAGTACCGCTAATACGGCCCTTACCAATGCCAACGCAGCTGTCAGCACAGCCAACACCGCGTCTTCAAATGCGAGTGCTGCTGTAACAACTGCCAATACGGCTGCTACCAACGCCAGTGCTGCTGTCAGTACTGCCAACAGTGCTGCTTCTACGGCCAACACAGCCCTGAGCAACTCTGCTACTGCTATCAGTACTGCTAACGCTGCTGCGGCTGCTGTGGCAAGTGCGGTGCTGTATGCCCCTGTTGCTGATCTTGCGGCTCTGGCACTGCTGACTCCTGCTGATGGTGACTACTTTGAGCTTCAGGATTCGACTGGAGCCGAAAGTGATCCATCCATCACTGGTGTCCCTGGAGGCCTGGTTGGAGATGCTGGTCTGAGCTTCCGTCTTCGGTATGATGACCCTCCGCAGGAATACGTGTTCCTGGAGTACTTTGCTACTGACTCGGAAACCCGCTACCTGAAACTTGCTGGTGGAACCCTTACTGGTGCTCTAGATCTTGGAGCAAACCTGATTAATGATGTTGCGGATCCACTCGCCGCTCAAGACGCAGCTACCAAAAACTATGTTGATAACGAAATTGCTGCTGTTAGTCTGACGGAGATTGTTGAGGATAACTCCAAAGTCGAAGTAATTGATGATGGTGTTAATCCTGGTGAAGCATCAATTACCCTTGACGGTGTTGTAGCACTTAGCGTTAAGAATGCTGGTACCAACAGTTATACCCCCATCTTCCAGCATCATCTACTTAATTTAGTAGATCAAAATCAACTTCAATTCATGGAAGCCGCTGGTAACGGCGTCAACCACGTTGGCTTTAAGGCTCCTGCCAATATCGCTGCCGATACGATTTGGACGCTTCCTGCTGCCGATGGTAGTGCTGGAAACTCTCTTCAAACGAATGGTAGCGGTACTCTGAGCTGGGGCAGCACTGATCTTGTCAATGATATTACCCCTCAACTTGGTGGCAATCTTGACGTTAATGATTACAGCATCGTCAGCAAA